CGCCCGAAGCCCGAGGGGAACGGCTGGCGCGCCCGGTGCCCATCCGCCCGGCATGAGCACGGGAACCGGAAGAACCCCGCCCTTCACGTCGAGGAAGGCGCGGACGGCGCGGTGCTGCTGACCTGTCACGCCGGCTGCGAGCTGCCGGACATCTTGGCCCCGTTGGGGCTCGAAGAGAAAGACCTCTTCCCGCCCCGTGAGAGCCGCCGGAGGTACGCCCCGGCCCCACGGCCACGTCCAGCCCCGAAACGGCGAGAGACGGCCGACCTGGACGCTCTGCGCATCCCTGGAGACGCGCCACCGCCCACGGCCGAGCGGCTGACCTTGAAGGAGCTGGGAGCTCCCACGAAGATGTGGCTCTACCGCGCCCCGGACGGCTGGCCGCTGTTCGTCGTGGCCCGGTACGACCTGCCCGACGGCTCAAAGACGATCCGCCCGTGGACGTTCAAAGGTGGCAAGTGGGTGCCCGGGACGGTGCCGCCCCCGCGGCCCTTGTGCGGGCTCCACGCCCTGGCCCAACGGCCTGAGGCTCCGGTGCTGGTGACCGAAGGTGAGAAGGCTTGTGACGCCGCCGCGAAGCTGTTCCAGGACTTCGTGGCCATGACCTCCCAGGGTGGAAGCTCCGCCGCCCGCAAGGCCGACTGGAGCCCGCTGGCCGGCCGTGTGGTGACCATCTGGCCGGACGCGGACGGCAAGGGGTTGCAGTACGCCCAGGACGTGGCGCGGCTCGCCTGGGAGGCCGGGGCGCTAAGCGTTCGGGTGGTGAAGGTGCCGGTGAGCTTCCCGAACGCATGGGACCTTGCGGACCCGCCGCCGCCGGGATGGGACGCTGCCCGGCTCCGGGAGCTGCTGGAGGGGGCGGAGGCCGTGACCATCGAGGCGGAGACGCCGGCTCCAGAGGCCGCCAAGCCCGCCGGTACGCTGCTCTCCGATGTGGAGCCCGAAGAGGTTTCGTGGCTCTGGCCGGGACGTATCCCGCTGGGGAAGCTGACCGTCTTGGATGGTGACCCCGGGCTCGGGAAATCAACGTTGGCCCTCGACCTGGCCGCCCGCCTGAGCCGCGGGAAGGCAATCCCGTTTGGGGGCGACTACGCCCCGGTGGAAGGCGGAACCGTAGTCTTGACCGCGGAGGACGGGCTGAGCGATACCGTGCGGCCGAGGCTCGAAGCGGCTGGAGGGGACCTCTCCCGGATCGTGGCGCTTCAGACCATCGGCGAAGGGGAGGACCGCCGGGCGGTTGTGCTGCCCGAGGACCTGGACGTTGTAGAGGCCGCCATCCGCCGCGTTGATGCCCGGCTGGTGGTGGTCGATCCGCTGATGGCCTTCCTGAGCGGGGAGGTGAACAGCCACAAGGACCAAGACGTGCGCCGTGCCCTCTTCGCTCTGAGTGACCTGGCCGAGCGGACCGGGGTTGCGCTGATCGTAGTGCGCCATCTGAACAAGGCCCCTGGCGGGAACCCGATCTACCGGGGCGGGGGCTCCATCGGGATCGTGGGTGCTGCCCGCGCCGGGTTGCTGGTGGGGAAGGACCCCGCCGATGAGGTGGTGCGGGTGTTGGCCCCCACGAAATCGAACCTCGGGCCGCCGCTGCCATCCGTTCGCTGGAAGCTCGATCCGGCCGGCGGGGTTGCGGTGGTTCACTGGCTCGAAGAATGCGACGTGACCGCCGCGGACCTGACCTCCGCCCCACAACGGCGACGGGATGCGGCGACCGCCGGGGCGGAAGACTTCCTTTGCGACCTCCTGGCCGCCGGGCCTGTCCCTGCTGCTGAGGTGCTGGACGCTGGGGAGGCCGCCGGTTTCTCCAAGCGGACCCTGATGCGCGCCAAGAAGAACCTTGGCGTGGTCTCTGAGCGGACCGGTGCCGACGGCTGGGAGTGGAGGCTTGATGGCACCTCAGAGGGGAAGGATGCCAACTTCCCTGTTATTGGCACTCTTGGCACTCTTCCCCATGCCGAGGCGAGCGCCCCCCCTGAAAACTCAATGGCGACAGGAAGGATGCCAAAGGATGCCAACTTTGGCAACGTTGCCAACTTGGGGGAAGGATGCCAACTTCGGGAAAAAGTTGGCACTCTTCCAAACGACACGGAATCCGGCTCAACGGCGGACGCGGAAGATGACAACGAGCCCTGGATTGTGTGACGTGCTGGACGCCATCCGGGCCGCTGGGGTGACCGTCACGGTGGACGGTGACCGGCTGGTGCTGACGCCCGGAGCGAAGGTGCCGCCCGAGCTGATGCCGATCATCCGGGAGCGGAAGGCCGAAATCATCGAGGCGCTGATGGGTGAGGCGGACGCCCCCTCGGAGCCCTCCCCGCCACCACAGGAAGCACCACGCCCCGCCCCGGCGGAGCCGCTGGACGAGAACCCTCGACACTGGCCGGCAAGCCCGCGGTACCTGCTGGCGACGCTGGAGCGCCGGGGCTGGGGGAGGGACGAAGCCCGCCGGCTGGTGGAGCGGTGCTGGGCCGGAGACGTCCACGTGGAGCTGGAGGCCGTGGGGCTCGATCCCGGGGAGGTTCTGGAGCACATTGGGGGATGGAGCCGCCCGCCGGCCAAAGAGCGATGACGACGCTTCAAGCCCCGCTGGAGGTGCTCCTGGAGCGCCGGGGCTGGCTCCCTGTGGCTGACGTGGTGGAGGTGCTTCTGGACATGGAGCCGGGCTCCGAGGCGGAGGCTTCATTCATCCGGGAGCTGGAAGCCGAAGGCTGGACGCCCCGGGAACTGGCGGCCGTGCTGAATGTATCCCGGACGTGGGGGGAGTGAGGACGGGGAAATCCTAGTGACGAAAGGGGATAGCACGCTCGATCATCATCGTTCGAGTGACACAGGCCGGTGCTAATGGGGGAGAGGGGATAAGGGTAAGACTGGTAAGGGTTTACGACGACACTTGAATATCCGCTCAAGTGTTTGGCGTTTCACTTGAATATCCGCTCAAGTGTTTGGCGTTTCATTTGAATATCCGCTCAAGTGTTGGCTGGTTCTGGCTGCTGGTGGGGAAGGAGTGATGATCCGTGTTCAGTTGCGCAGACATTCAACCGTCATCCCCCTCCGGGTTGCCCCAACGTAGATACTCCCCCCGCGGAAAAAATATGGTGCCCTCCCGGGGGTGTTGCCGGTCGCATGGTGGAAGAGAAATAGCGCCCCGATGTGACCCTGGTGTGACCGTGAAAAATCCGCTCCGGGCGGGAGCGGCCGTAAGTCCTTTGGTTTCATGGCGCGCCGGAAGGGACTCGAACCCCAAACCTTCTGATCCGTAGTCGGACGTTTCCGCGTTGCTCAACGTTGAGAGATGTTGACATAAGCTCCATCGAAACATAGACTAACATCATGAGTGTTGATTGTCAACATTCGCTGTTGATGGTTTGGTACGTGCAGCTGCACGTACAGGGTGTACGTGCTCCTGCACGTACCGTGGGGGACGCCCCACTCGGAGGGTTTCAGTGCGAAAACATCTCTCTGACAGGACCGTGAAGGCCCTCAAGCCCGACCCCGAGCGCCGGCTGTTCATCTACGACACCGACCTCCTGAGCTTCGGCCTCTCGGTGTTCCCATCCGGGACGAAGACATGGTTCGTGGAGTACGGTGCCCGTGGGAAGAGAAAGCGCTTCACACTTGGACGCTGGCCCAAGATGAACGCCGGAACCGCCAGGCGCGAAGCGAAGAAGGTGTTCGGAGAAATTGCAAATGGCGGCGACCCTGTGGCCCGTCGGAAGGAGGAGCGGGAAGCGGCTGCGCAAAAGGTCCTGACTTTCGGTGCATGGGTTGACGACTACTTGGAGGACGTGAAGGGGAGGAAGAAGCGCCCGGACCACGACCTTTCCCATCTACGCCGTGCCAAGGCCCGATGGAAGCACCGGCCCCTGACAAGCATCACGACGAACGACGTCAGTAACGCAATGCGCTCCGAGCGCAGGCGGGCCGCCAGAAGCAAGCGCGCCGCCGGCAGGGACGGGACCCTTCCAGGTGCGACCACGGCGAACCGTTGGCTCGCCGCCGTCTCTGCGTGTTTCACGGCTGCGGTGAAAGCTGGGCACATCGAACGGAACCCCGCAGCGAACGTGGCGAAGGACCGCGAGGCTCCGCCCCGCGCCCGGGTGTTGGACTCGGAGGAATTGGCGCGGCTCATCGCGGCCATCCAAGAGGAACCAGACGAACATGTGCGAGCGGCGTTCTTCTTGCTGGTGCAGACCGGTGCCCGGCTCTCCGAGGTGCTCCACGCCCGGTGGGAGGACTTCGATCTGGAAGCGAGCCCTCCGTCCTGGCGTATCCCGTCTCCCAAAGCGGGGTACCCACAGACGATGCCGCTCCACCCCCGAACGGCTGCCATGTTGGGCGAGTTGAAGCGGATTGGCCACTACGTGATCCCCGGGCGGTCCGGCGACAAGCCGCGGAGTGACCTCCGAGGACCCTGGGCACGGCTCAAGGCGCGAGCTGCGCTTCCCGTTGACGTCACCATCCACGACATCAGAAGGACCTACGGCTTGCACGTCGCACGTACAGCGGGGCTTCACGTTGCGTCCAAGCTCCTGCGTCATGCCGACGTGCGAATCACGGAGAAGGTATACGCCCCGCTCGGCCTCGGAGATCTGGCGGATGCTGTGAAGAAGGCCGGCACGCCCGGGGAAGTGGTGGACATCGCTGCCGCCCGGAAGAAAGCCGCTGGTGAAAGCTGACAACTTGAACCGCTGGCAGGCAGAGGCCCGGCTACTGCTGATTCGGGAGGCGGCAACGGTTCGACCGCCCGCACTGGGCGGCCTGACGGTTGCTGAGGCTCTGCTGAAGCTGATGCCGTCCTACGCCGCGACTCCCGTTGAGGAACGTTGCCGGCTGGCGGCGAAGGCCGCTCACCTGGTGCTGCCCGGTGCGCCATGGTTGGCTGGGGTGGTCTTGGCATCGTGGGATCTCTGGGCCGCGGCCCCCGAGTCGAAACAGAAGCTCGCCATCCCCACGGCCCGCTGTACCGTGAGGGTATCGGCTGTTCCGGTGCGATGGAGACCGTATCCGTGGGAGCCAGTGTGGCCGTGGAATCGGGAACCTGGGAGCCGCCGTGAGGAGCTGACATGGCGCGTTGCAAGGTGCGCGATGGTCCCGGGAACACCACCCCCGCCGGTCCCGCTGATGCCAAGGGCGGGAGGTACACGGCCCGCACCTGCACCATCCCGTGCTCCGCGCCAGCCAACGACGCGAGACGCTGAGATCCTGGCGGCGTACCAGTGGGGAGGGACATCGAAAACGACCCTGGCCGCCGCGTACGGGCTGGACCCTTCGAGGGTGACGAGGATCGTGCACCGATGGGCTGAGCTGCTGCCCCTCCGGCTCCGCGCCCCCCTTCCTGCCGGCCGCCCCCGCCGCTAACTGTCACCAATTTTCTGACATTCAAACACTGCCCGATCAACGAGTTGGAAAGTCTCGCAACGCCAATATTCAACGCTCTCTGATCTGCCATAGGCTCGGATTGTAGGGCCTGAAGGCCCATGGGAGGCAAGCAGATGAGTGAGCGGTACCTAACGCGGAAAGAGGCCGCCGAGCTACTTCGGCGGCGACCTCAGACCTTGCGGGTCTGGGCGATGAGGGGCGTCGGGCCGCCGTACATCCGGGTGAACGGGCTGGCGCTCTATCCCGAGGCGGCGCTCCGCGGGTGGCTCGAAGAGCGGCGCGTTAAACCTGATGCGGGGGCGCCCCGATGACGCGGGAACGAGTACGCCGCCCCGTGGTGGGGGGCGGCCGGCGCTGTTGGATGGGCAATCCGAGGCGCTGGTGTGATTGTACCACCGACGGCGTTGGACCGTCCCCATGGCGGACGGACGTGGCGGCATGCGGGGGGCTGGAGTGACCAACGACGTCGAGCGCGCCCTCCTTGGCGCCGCCCTCCTGGACGCCGAGGCCGCGAAGACCGTGACCGGGCTACTGGCTCCGGAGGATTTCGCGGAGGAGCGGCACGGCGTCATTTTCGATGCCATTGCAGCTCTCGTTGAGGCCGATCAGGTACCGGACATCCTTACTGCCTCGGAGGAGCTCCGCAGGCGACGGCGAATCACTCGGGCCGGCGGTGCAGCATACGTGTCCTCACTCGTAGATGTGGTGCCCGACGTTGCCAACGTCGCCTACTATTGCGAGCTCATCGCCGGCGAATCGAGGAAGCGGCGGGCCGTCGAGGCTATGCGCAGGGTTGCGGCAGAGCCGGGTGTGAACCCCGAGGCCGTTGCTGTGGCGCAAGAAGCTCTTGCACAACTGTTACCCCAGTCGACGCAGCAAGGCCGGGCCGTCCCTCTTGAAGAGCTTCTCGCGATGGAGTTCCCACCGATCCGCTGGATCTTCGACGACGTACTCAAAGCTGGTGACGTGGTGCTGGTCCATGGCGCTGCCGGTGTTGGGAAGACCCACATCTGCATGGCCATCTCCCTGGCGGCTGCCGCTGGCATCGACATCCTTGGCTGGTCAGTACCGGAGCCGGTCTCTGTGCTTTACGTCGATGGCGAGCTTGGTGCGCGCGCGTCGAAGGATCGCCTAGCACAGCTCAGACGGGGGCTGGAGATCCCGGACATCAACGGGCGTTTCCGGTTGGCCGCCTATGACCTTCAGAGCGGGATTGTTCCGCCACTGAATGGCGATGGCTTTGAGCCGTGGCTCATGAGCATGCTCCGGCCTGAGCCCTCGCTCGTGGTCCTCGACAATGTGACGACGCTGACGGCCGGGTTTGACGAAAACGACGCTATGGCGTGGGACCGCATCATCCGGCTCGGGTTGGCTACCCGCAAGCGCAACATTGCACTCCTACTCGTTCATCACAGCAATCGGGCTGGTGGGTATCGCGGAAGCAGCCGCCAGGTTGGCAACACTGACCTTGTGATGTCACTCGCGCGGCCACATGGGGCTGGCCCGGGTCTCCATGCGTTGTTGGCTTTCGAGAAGGCGAGGGGGATTCGCCCAGAGGCCGCCAGGTCGCTGGAGATCGAAATGGTGGAGTCGGATGCCAAGGGGCTCACCATCTCATGGAGGACCGGCACCGATGCGATCGCCAGGCGGGCGCGTGAGCTGCTGATGGACGAAGGCTTGAGCGTGCGAGCAGCTCACACGGCCCTGGTAGAGGAGTACGGGTCGTATCTGGCGCCATCGAAATCATCCCTCGACCGATGGAGGAAGACATGGAAATGAAACATCCTCCGTGTCCCACGCCCGGGGTGTCCCACCTGTCCCCCCATAGGGGGGGGGACAGTGGGACAACCACTCCCCTACACGGGACGGGACACGGGACAGGCTTGGGACAAGGAGCCGGAAAAGCCAAGCGGCTAAAGGCTCCTGGGTGGGACACGGAGCGGGACAGTTGCGGGACAGTGGGCCTTCCGCGGTGGGACACCCGTGGGACACCCGTGAATCAGGCCTCTGGAAGCAGCCGCCGCGTGATGTCTCCTCTCACCGTGTTGGCGCCGATTATCGCCCGCGCTGAAGAGCTTCGCGCGACCGGCGCCGATGCTGTCGACGCCGCCGTGCAGGCCGTCACGGAGCTTGCGCCTGGTTTGCCGGCCGGCGGCCCAAAGATGCAAGTGGAGCAAGGGGTGATCGACGGGCTGGAGAAACGAACCGGGGGTTGCGGATCGTGTCAAGCCGGGAAGGTGATCTCGTGAGCCGCCGCAACAGATTCACCATCGCGACTCGCCGCGCCCTCCGGCTGGCCCGCGGGGGGAAGCGGCGTCGTACCGGCCGGCCATCTCGCCGGTGGTGGTGGCCCGCAGGGCGCCGCCGGGTGGTCACGGAGACAGAGGATGAGGTGGACGGGTGGTGGTGGGCCGTGGAAGAAGAGGGGGGTGGCGCATGAGTAAGCGGAGCCGCACCAAAGGGCGGGCCGCGGAGCAGGAGGTTGCCCAGATCCTCCGCACCCGCTGGCCGGAGGTGAGCCGCAACCTCGATCAGGCCAAAGCCGGGGGATCCGGCCGGGATCTGGAGGGCACCGCGCCATGGTGCCTCCAGGTGAAACGCCGTGCTCAGATGACGCCGGGTGTGATCGCTGCCGGCCTTGCCGAAGCTCTGGGCGAGCTCGACGGCGACCGCTGGCGCTACGCGGCGGTTGTACATCGCGGCGACCGGGAGCCGTGGTGGGTGACGACACCGCTGCGCCACCTGGCGAGCGCTCTCGGTGACCACTTCATGGCGCTGCCAGCGGAGCCGGTCGCGCTGCCGCTTGTCCGCTGGCTGGCCATCCTGCGCCCGACGTGTCGCCGCTGCTTGGATCCACTCGGCTGGCCGGAGGATGTGCGGGCTGGCATCCACCTGGTGAGCTGCTGGCGGTCGGAGCTGAAGGCCGCCGGTATCCGGGAGCACGCCGGCCATGAGGATGCTCACGGACACTTCATGTACGGGGTGCGGGTCGGGAGGTGCTCCCTGTGCGGAGTTGAGGGTGTGCGGACGTGGCAGGACGGTTCTCTCGATCGCTGGTGGTGTGACAGCTGCCTGGCATCGCGGCGCCAGCCGTTTGGCGACCCTGGACGCGACCACCAGGCCGAGGCGGATGCTGAGGAAATGAACGAACGCCGGATGTTCGGCGACGAATACAGGCCCGAGGGCTACACGGGAGAGGCCGAACGGGCGAAAGGAGATTGGTATGAGTGAAGAAACCACCATGGCCGAGCGGCTCATTGCCGCCAGGGCCGAGATACCAGCCATCCGGCGGAGCGCAACCGCCAAGATCCAGACGAAGAGCGGAGGGAGTTTCTCCTACGCCTACGCCACGCTGGAGGACGTCCTTGCCGCTGCCGTGCCGGCGCTAGCGAAACACGGCCTCGCCCTCACCCAACCCCTCGTGGCGCGGGATGACGGCGGTGTAATTGTCGCAACCGAGGTGCGGGACCCGGCTGGCCAGACGCTGCGTGCAGAGGTGCCGGTCCCGCCCCAGGGTGATCCGCAGCGCCTGGGGGCGTGGGTTACGTACGCCCGGCGCTACACACTGGCGGCACTGCTCGCCATCGCGACGGACGAAGATGGCGACGCCGCCGGTGTGGCACAGCCCGCGGCACGTACCGCACCGGCTGACGGCAAGACGAAGGCGCCTGACGACGATGGGGACAGCTCGGAGACCATCTCGTGGGTCGGCATCGTCAACGTAGAGCTGGCGCGAGAGGGTACGAAGAAGGACGGCACACCATGGAAGATGTGGACCCTGGAGCTCAGCGATGGCAGGAAGGTGACGACCTTCAGCTCGACGGTTGCCGACACCGCGTCAAACCTCATCGGATCCGGCAAGCTGGTGGACATCGAGCTCGTGCATCGCGGGAGGTACACCAACGCCGCGCGGATCCAGGTTGTTGGCGATGATGACGGAGTTCCGTTCTGATGAGGGCGGAGGATCGCCGCCAGCGGATCCTCGATGCGCTCTCCGGTGAGGAGCACCGGTGGACACGGCTCCGGGCTGAGCGGCTTCTGACGACGATCGAGCGATGCGGCCAACGGCTCGCGGAGCTGGAGGGTGCCGAGGACGTGTGCGCCCGGGAGCTGCGGGTCAACTACCGGAAGCAGATCTCCATGGCTGAGGCCGCTCTCCTGGGCCTCGTCCGTGACGGGGCGGACCGTGCCTAACCGCCCGCTGGATGACCGGCCCGAGTGGCGTCCGGTGGCCGCGGAGGCGCTGCGGTGGCGGCAGGAGCACGGCGCGACGCTGCGGGAGCTGGCGGTGCTGCTCGGAGTGCCCCGCTCCACGTTGAGCCGGTGGATCCGGCACCTCGAGCGCGAAAGTGGGACAGGACGCGCGGAAACGGGCGTTACCTTGGAATCATGAAGAACGAGATCTCTTTTCGTTCGCCGCACGACGATGCGCGGGTGCGGGCCGAGGCCAAGAAGCTGGCCGAGCTGGAGGCTCAGGCCGGCGATCTCGTCACGCTGCCTCCGCCGTCGGGCTCGCTGATGACCAAGGCCAACCGCGAGGCCGTGGCCGGCCACCTGTACCGCCGTGCGATCGCCCACCAGCGACGGGCGTACGAGCAGGCGCTCCGGGCCGCCGGCCGGAAGATCGCCTCCGAGCGCATGGTGGAATACCGGCGGCTGGCCCGGGCCGTGGCCATCGCCCTGTGCCGGCTCGCCCGGGCGCAGGAGGAAGAACGCCGCTTCCGGATGGCGGCGCTTCGCGCGGACATCGACGTGGCGCCATGGCGGCCGTTCACCGGCCACCCGATCCACCTGGAGCCCACGGCCGAAGGCGGCACTCTCTGGCGTGTACTCCGCGCCGCCGTCGCAGCGGGCCACGTCACCGTGGCGGAGCTGGAGCTGGAGCTTCCCGGCGTGGACGTGGCCGGGATGATCCAGGAGGGCCAGAGATGAGCATCACCCTGGACGTGGACTGGTCGGAGGTGGAGACCGCCCTCAAGGGCTTGGAGCGGCGTGCCGGGATCACGGCCCAACGCCGCGCCATGCGATCGGGAGCCCAGATCATTCGGACGGAGGCGCGCCACCTGGCGCCGAGGCGGACGGGCGCCCTCCGGCGTTCGATCAAGGTCCGGATGAGCACACGCCGGGGATGGGTCAACGCCCGGGTGGTGGCCGCTGCGCCACATGCGCGCCTGGTCGAGCTTGGGACCCGTCCACACACCGAGAAGATCAGCCGGGGCCGCTTCCGGGCGAAGCGGGTGATCCGCCATCCGGGCGCCCGGCCCCACCCGTTCCTCCGGCCGGCGTTCGATGCCAAGGCCGATGACGCGATCCGCAAGATCGCCAGCGTACTCCGAGAATCGATCGAAAGGAGCTAGGTATGACGACATTGACACGAGACGAGATCCTCGCCGCCGGCCGGAAGCTGAAGCAGGAGGCCGTGGAGGTCCCCGAGCTTGGGGGGACCGTGATCGTCCGGGAGATGACCGGCGCCGAGCGCGACAGCTGGGAAGCCTCGGTCCTGGACACCTCCGGACCCGACCCGAAGCCGAACCTGGAGAACACGCGGGCGAAGCTCCTGGTCAGGACCGTCGTGGATGAGCAGGGGGAGCGCCTGTTCACCGATGACGAGATCGATCTGGTGGGGGCTCTCTCGGCCGGCGCCCTGGACCGGCTCTTCGCCGTGGCGGCGCGGCTCTCCAGGATCTCGGCGGCGGACGTGGAGGAGCTCACAAAAAACTCACCCGGCGGCCTGAGCGCCGCTTCTGGTTCGAGCTCGCGAAGGAGCTAGGCATGAGCGTGGCCGAGGCCCAGGCGCGCGTCAGCTCGGCGGAGTTCGCCGAGTGGGCGGCGCTCGCCTCCATCGAGCCCTTCGGGGAGCGGCGGAGGGACTGGCGCGCCGCCATGTTGGCCTCGGTGGTGGCGAGCGTGTTCTCCGATGCCGAGCTGTCCCCGGAGGACTTCATGCCCACGTGGGGTGAGCCGGAGAGGCCCAAGACGCCGGAGCAGGAAACCAGGGCCGTGCTGGAAGCCTTGGGCGCCGTACGGAAGGAGGGCTGACATGGCTACTGTAGCCCATCTCAACGTGTTGCTCGGCATGAAGACGAGCGGTTTCTACCGCGACCTCCAGCGGGCGCGGTACAAGGTGCGACGCTTCGGGCGCGAATTGAAGTCCATGGGCGCGGGCCTGACGGCAAACGTCACCCGGCCGCTCCTGGCCGCCGGCGCCGCCTCCACGTTCCTGGCCACCCGTTTCGACGCCTCCATGACGAAGATCGTCTCCCTGGTGGGCGTCAACCGCGACCAGGTGGACGCATGGCGGAAGGACCTCCTGGCCCTTGGACCGTCGGTTGGCAAGAGCGCCAAGGAGCTGGCCGATGGGTTATTTTTCGTGACCTCGGCTGGGCTGCGCGGGGCCAAAGCCATGGAGGTGCTGACCGCCTCGGCGAAGGCCTCCGCCATCGGCCTGGGTTCCACGGCAACGGTGGCCGATGCCGTGACGTCCGCCCTCAACGCCTATGGCACCGGGGCCATGTCCGCCGGGAAAGCCACGGCGATCCTTGTGGCCGCTGTGCGAGAGGGCAAGGCATCAGCGGACGCCATCGCGCCGGCGCTGGGCCGCGTCCTGCCGGTGGCCTCGCAGCTCGGTGTTGGATTCGACCAGGTGGCCGCTTCCATCGCCGCCATGACCCGGATCGGCCTGGACGCTTCGGAATCCGCCACAGCACTCCGCGCCATCCTCGGCGGGATCCTGAAGCCGTCCGGCGAGGCTTCGCGGGCTCTCGCCTCCGTCGGGCTTTCGGCCGCGGGCCTCCGCCAGCAACTCGCCAGCGAGGGCTTGCTCGCCGTCCTGGGAACCCTCCGCCAGGCGTTCGCCGGCAACAACGAGGCCCTGGCCCAGGTCTTCGGGAATATCCGAGGTTTGACCGGCGTGCTTTCCCTCACCGGGAAGAATGCGGCCATCACCGCGGCGATCTTCCGCGCCCTGGCGCACACCACCGCCGGGGACCTGGGCAAGGCGTTCAAGGTGGTCGCGGGGTCCCCTTCCTTCAAGATGCAACAGGCCTTGATCTCCATCTCCAACGCCGGGACGCAGCTGGGAGGCGTCGTGCTCCCCGCCCTGGTGCCGGTGCTGGATGCCGTCGTGCAGATCGTTCAGCGGGCCTCGGCCGCCTTCGCGGCGCTGCCGGCCTCGGCGAAGAAGACGGGCCTGGTCCTGGCGGGGCTCGCCGTTGTGGTCGGACCGCTCCTCACGGTGTTGGGGACGGTCGCCACCGCCGTCGCCGCCCTGGGTGCGCCGCTCGCCGCCGGCATCGCCGCCACGGTTGCCGCCGTGGGAGTCCTCGCCGCCAACTGGAAGAAGATCGGCCCGGTGATGGCCAAGGTCTGGGCGGTGATCCAGCCGATCCTCATCGAGCTGAAGGCATTCGGCGTCCAGGTGTTCAACGAGATCGCCGCCACGGCCAAGGCGGCATGGCCCGACGTGCAGGCCGTCGTTGTGGAGGTGCTCGCGGCCATCCACGCCGCCTGGGTGAAGTTCGGACAGCCCCTGCTCCCGGCGGTGCGGGTCGTATGGGAAGGCATCAAGACCACCATACTGGTGGCCGTGGAGGAGCTCGGCGGTGCGGTGCGAGTGTTCCTGAAGCTCCTGCGCGGCGACTTTACAGGAGCGATGAATGCGGCCTCACAGACAGCGTCACGTGTCTGGAAGACCATCGCCGACAACTTCCGGATGGCGATCCTCCTGGTAAAGGTTGGCTTCGCCGGGCTCCGGGTCTCCGCGATCGATGCGTTTCTCGGGATCCTCGTCAACGTGAAGGCCGTCGTCAAGGCGTTCGTGGCGCTGCCATTCATCGATCCCGGGATGCGCGCCATTGCGGCCAAGGGGCTCGAGGCAATTAACACCGGGATCGTCGCCATGGGGCGCTCCGCGTTCGAGGCGAAGAAGCGGTACCTGGAGTTGAACGCGGAGGCGGCCAAGGCGATGAGCGACGCCGCCGGGGGCGGCCTGGTGCAGAAGATGAGCGGATGGTTCACCACCGCCACCGAGGCCGCCACCGAGGCCGCGAAGAAGACCTCCAAGAGCTGGTCCGTCGCAGGGAAGAACATTGAGGGGTCTCTGTCCGGAGGCTTCGGCGTCGGCATCGAGAAGGGGATCAAGTTCGGCGATCAGCAGATGGAGCGGTGGCGAAAAAAGGTTCGGGACAAGGGTCTGGAGATCCCCATCCGCCTGAACTTCGACGAGGCCCAACGCCAGATCGATGACTTCCGCAAGAACCACCGGGCGCCAAAGACGGGCGGCGAGGTGCCCTAGACCGATGACCGAAAGGAGATGAAACATGTTCAGGAACCGACGGCCAACGAGGGAACGGATCCCCGCAACGCCGCGAAGCACGCGGGCGATACCTGCCGCCGTGGAGATCCAGGAACGACCGACCCTCGCCAGGGTGGGCGTCGACGCTGGGGAGTTCATCCGTGGCGTTCAGGCGGATCGGGCACGCGGTGTGCGGCGGGCTGGCGCCGCCTTCTGGCTTGAGCTCGCGCAGTCGGAACGCGGGCTCCGAGCGTACATCGAGGCGCCGGCGGCCGGGTGGCTGCCATTCACCGATCCGAAGTCACACGACACCATGCATGTTCGCCTACTGGCCCGCGACGCCGCCCACGGATGGATCGTGGTCCACGACCACAACATCCTGTTCGTCGGTGCCGAGCCGCCGGTCAGTGGCAACGTGGTGCGACAGGATACGGATCTCGAGGCGGCGGTGCGTGATCTTGAGCGGGCCGGTGCGGTATTCCTCCACCGCTTCCTGCGCCCGGACGGAACGGTGGATCTGCTCCAGCTCGAGGCGCTCGCCATGCCGGACCCCGGACCGCCGCCCATGGAAGGGGAGCTGCATGGAGATTCGTGATCTCCCGGTGTGCCCGCGGTGCCGCCGGCCGCTCCCTCGCCTGCCCGGTGACGTCCGGGTGTGCTGTCCGGGCTGCAACCGCTGGGTGACGCCGCGTGATCCGAAACCGCAGGAGGGGGGCGGGGGTATGGGGGTCAAGAATTCGAATGCCCTTGCTTCCGGGACCGGCGAGGTCAAACGAACACACACGATGGCGAAATCCTACGCGGATTTGGGGGATGAGGATGGGTAGGCCGCCCAAGTCCGCGGAGGAACACCTGCTCGAAGGCACCTTCCGTTCCGACCGGCATGGGGGCCGGGGAGCGGCGTCCGGGGAGGAGCTCTTCACCGTGCCCAAGCCGCCGCCCGGGCTGGACGCAACCGAGCGGAAGGTGTGGCGCCGCGTGTGCGCCGCGATGATCGAGCGCCGGCTCCTCTTCCATCCGGACCTCGAGGCCGTCACGGCCGCCGTCCGAGCCATCGCACAGTACGAGCGGTCCACGGCGGAGCTGGCGACCGCTCCCTTGACGGTCCCCGGATCCGCCGGCCAGCCGACGCCCCACCCGCTGCTCAAGGTCGTTCAGGCTGGCAGCAAGGAGGTCCGGGCCTGGCTCACAACCCTGGGGTTGACGCCGTCCGCCCGGCAACGGGTCCCGGCCCCATCCTCCAAGGGCGCCGCGGATCCGTGGGAGAGGATGCTGGGAGGCGGCGATGCATGAGCCCTACGAGAGGAAGGCGCTCGCCCATGCGCTGGTCCAGGAGGCCATGGCGCTGGTCGGTCGCCACGGGATGCTCCGCGGCGGCCTGTGGCTGGTCCTGGAGGCGCGCGAGCTGCTCCCGGAGGTTACCGGAAACGAGGTGCCCGTCCCGCGGCCGATCCCCTCCCGGGAGCTGCGGGCCGTCCGCGGTTTGCTGGAGGCGATGCAGGAGAAGGCGCGGGCCGCCGGCCTGTTGCAGGCCGTGGAAGACCTCGCACGGATCCGCGCCCACCTCCTCCTGGAAACCGGCGAGAACCACCCGCGCTGTGTCTCCTGAGAGGAGCCGCGGTTGTGATCCTGTCGCGGCCTCTCACCTTCCCGGACGGCAACCGGTGAACCCCGCGGTATCGCCGAAGATGGCGCGGGCGTAGAGATCCCTGGCCGCCACCTCCACCTCGAGCCGTTCCATGGCCTTGATGTAGCCGGTGCTCCGGCGGTGGCGGGTGAGGACCTGGTTCAGCCGTCCGGCCTGGTCCTGCTCCGCCTTGGCGAGGGCCTGGAGGCGGGAGACCTCCGAGCGGTTGCCTTCCCGGAGCGCCTGCATGGCCGCTGCGCGGGCACGGGCGGCGTTGCCGTCGTGTTCCTCGCGGGAGAAGAACAGCGACCAGTAGCGTTCGATGGCCTGGCGCTCGGCATCCGTGAGCGTGGCGAGACACGCGGCCACGTCGCAACGCATGGCGATCAACCTGGGGAGCGGCGCGCCTCCCGGAATCCGGCTCGCCGAAGGATCCTTGCCCAGCGGGGATTGGACCGGGCCGTCCGGTGACAGGATGTAGTAGACGAGCAGGAGCCGCTCAACTGGTGGGCGTTCGACCATTGGCGTGGTCCTCCGCAACTATTCTACCGTGGAGGGGCGTAAAAATGGCGTACCTTCCTCTCTGGATGGGGCCTGAGCGCCTCATGAAAAACCGGGGAAGGCATCCCCTCCCCGGTATCTGTCGTCTCTGGCTCGCTGTTCAACAGGTCATGTGCGGCCTGTCCACGTCCCATTGCTCCTGGAGCGCTGGCAACGCCGCCTCGAGGTCCTTGGCGTCCACGCCCATCCACCTGGCGGCCCGTTTCACGTCCCGGTCACGGCCCCAGTAGTTGCGAACGATCGCGAACAGGCCCCGGCGGTCATTCGGCGTGGATTCACCGTTCACGGTCTTTTCCACCAGCCGCCTGTATTCGATCGTAGAGCGCTCCCGCTCCAGCTCGTCTCTGGCCCATTCCAGGATTCGCATCCTGGTGTTTTCCAGGTCCAGGCACTCGGTGAGATACCCGATGAGGTGACCGAGGTGGTCGGAGCCCGCGGCGTCGCGGATTTCGTTGGCGACCCATCCTTCCATGGTGTAGGTGTCCTCCCCCACGGTGGCGATTGGCGCCGCCTCCTGGGCGGCCCGATCCAGGGCCTCCGCGGCCTCCGCGGCCTTGGTGCCCCACTCCTCCAGACCAGCGATGAGAGAACGGATGATCTCCTGAATGTCGGTGTTCGTCATGGCCCACCCCCTACTCGATCCACTCGGTGAGGACCGCGGCGAGATCCTCATCCGATGCCGCCGCCGCTTCGAGAGCTTCCTTCGATGCGCGCCCGAGCTGGCCGCCGGCATCCTCGATGAGCCATGCGAGCACATCCGCCGCCGTGTCACAGGCGGTTGCTCGGTGTGCATCCCGTTCTCCCTGCCAGCACGACCACTGCCGGACGGCGACCACGTACCGGCCGCCCTGGGTGCGGTAGATGGTGACATCCGTGCCGCGGTTCCAGTCACATGAGTAGCCGGACGTCCCGCCGGTGCCGAAGCTGCCTGAGCCGAGCTCCACGCCGATGAACTCGAGATCCCGATCCCCGTCACGCCGGACGGTGATCTCTTTCATGTCGCTGTGCTGTGTCGTCATGTCGATGTTCTCCACGTGCGGGGTTGCCGAGGCCGCCGGACGGTACCCCAT